ACACGGATTTGCAAACTGTGCAACAGCTGCGTGTGGTTATGTGGTTAGAAGTAGGGAAATATATATTATGTCGCTGCTGTCAATGGCTTCCTGCGCGTACTGTGCGCGCGTAAGAAAAGGAGAGGCTTGAGTAGAAGTAATTCAGGGGGGCGTTTTTCTCTTGGTCTAGGCTGCTGCGCGAAGTTTTGAAATGAGGCAACCCTGGAAGTCAGTGCCAAAAGTGCCAAAAGTCGGCAAAATGCAAATAAAATATTCTATTCAGTGGTCTGGAGCGAAGGCCGACCCCCCCTGTTTAGGGAATGCGCGTTCATTACACTACTTATTTATCAACAGAGAGGCGAGAAGGCACCATATAGTTTTTGACCCTTAATTTTTTTCTGGGGCTGAAATTTTTTTTAGGGCTTAATTTTTTTTTGGTACAGGAAGGAATTAGCTTTATCTGTTAGTATGTTTGGAGAGGAGGAAAGCGTTATGGCTAAGGTAAGGACTGAAGCAAAAGGATCTCGTGACTTACTAATTGCTAACTTACTAGGTAAGCCAGAGCTGTCTACTTCTGAGATTTCTAAGATAGTGGGGTGCAGTCAAAGCATAGTAAGGAGAGTTGCTAAAGGGGTAAGGAAGGGAGAGCTTCTGCATCGGGAGACAATTGAGGAGTACCACAAGGAGCTTTTGAATTTGATGCCATTAAGGGAGAGAGCTGCGAGGTATGTAGAGCTGGCGAGGCAAAATGACCAGAAGAAGGTAGCGTTAGATGCGTTGTTAAGGATTGATCATATCCATGGATTGATGACGAAGCAGGAGCGATTGCGTTACAGGAAGCAAGAGGATGATAAGAAGAGTTTGCCTATTTTTGTTTTACCGGAAAGCAAGAGGAGTCGTACAATAGCGCAAACAGTTCAAGACGTTGATGTCACTGTAATTGATGAAAGTGAAGAGGAGAAACAGAGATAGAGGGGAAAGTCAACATGAAGAATTGGATTTTAGGGTATAGAAAGGGAATGGGCGGATATTCAGAGGGAGTGATTGAGGCTTCGAGTTACACTAGGGCGTTAGAAGTAGCGAGGGCTTGGTGTCGGCAGGAGCCAGACAGAAGATTCGTCACGATCAAAGATCCGGTTCTAGCGGATGAGTCGATCTTAGAGGAACCACCACCAGAGGCGGTGCCAGAGGTGGATAATTTCAAGGATCTTTCCGTAACGGATGCAATTAATTGTGTTAGGCAGGGTGGAATTTCTTCTGCTAAGGCAATTGAAATTGAGAGAAGCAATAAGAACCGATCAAGCCTACTGAAGCTTTTAGGGTACGATCCAAGGATAATAGATACGAAAGAGGCATCCTCAGATCTTCAAGCCGTGCTAGGTTAGGCTGTTTTGGACTGGCTAGGGTTTTGTAGATGGCTTTGGTTTCGATACTCAGGGCTGGAATACGCACTAGATTCTTTGTGTAGGGCCGGAAGAATTCGAGACATGCCCTTATTTGCCCGCCTTCGTTTTTATATATTTATCTCGAAATTAATGTGCTTCACTCCATCTGAGCTGAAGGATGTGGTAAGGGGAAAGCCAAAAGGGAAATTCAGTAAATGAGCACGAATTCAGCCCGTCGTCACATGACGAGCATCGAAGGAATCAAGCCAGTCGATTGGGCTTCAGATAAACAGGAAGATGCTTTTTATTACGGTCCTTATCCTTTGTGTTGTTCGGGTGGCTTTGGATCGGCAAAGACGTTTTCTCTTTGTTTGAAAGCACTTTACGTGTCTGCGCTGTTTCCGAATAACCGTGGGTTGATTGCGAGAAAGGTGTGGGATGAGCTAAAGAAGACCACGATGAGCACCTTTTTCAAGACAGATCTTTGCGATTCTTCGTATTACGACCAGGGCAGGAGAAGCGATACGGAAAAGATCTTAAAACTAAACAACGGTTCGGAGATCTTATGGATGCACATGGATGACCCTGAAACAGAGAATGTAATTCGTGGAATCGAGATCAACTGGTTTATTCTGGACCAGGCAGAAGAGATTAGTGAGGAGATTTTTGATCTTTTAATGACTCGGTTAGGTAGGTGGGATAAAGCAGAGGTTCCCGAACAGCATCTTCAAGCGCAAGGTGGCATAGAGAAATGGCCTTGGGTTCATCCGAACAGCAACAAAGCTTTAGTGCCGACATATCCCATGATTGCGTGTAATCCAGATACCGAACTTCACTGGATTTACAGGCGTTTCCATCCAGAATCAGATGAGTTTTCAAAGAGATCTATCCCTGTCTTAGATCGAGTTGGGAAGCAGGTCACGAGAGAAGGTATGCCCCTTATGACATCGTACAAAAGGTTGGGATACCGAATGATACAAATGGCAAGTTATGACAATAAACACTTGCCAGATCAGAACTTAGCCCTCATGATGCAGAAAGACGAGACTTTTCGTCGTCGATTTGTCCATGGGCATTGGGGGATCCCCGAAGGACAGATACATGCAGTGGATAACAAGAGTATTCTTCGGTGTGAACACGACAATAACCCTGGCGTTCCTGTTGCGTTTGATGACTTGCTTTCTTATTTTCATCAGTTTTGCTCGTTATATCGGGTAATGGATCATGGAGATGCTTCCCCTACGTGCTGTTTATGGTTTGCAGTAGACCGTGAAGGTAATATTTTTTGTTATCGTGAGTATTACGAGCCTAATTTGTTAGTTAGCCAACATCGTGCAGCTATAACTTTTTTAAGTGAGGGAGAATCTTACAAGGCAGATTTAGCAGATCCTGCTATATTTTATAAAACACAGCAGAAGTATGGAGGCAGGTGGAGCATAGCCGACGAGTATTCGGATTGGCGGAACAGTGGATTACCGAGAGAGACAGCGATCAATTGGCAACCCGCAGATAACAACGAAATGGGTACTCGAAATAGGATATCAGAGGCTTTAAAGGTTGATTCAAGTAGGGTTCACCCGATCACGAAAGAGAAGGGATCTCCCTCTTTATTTTTTGTTATGAAGAGTGGAATTCATCCAAACGGTTGCGAATACACCCTCCGAGAAACTAGAATGGCTAGACGAAAGAAGGTTGGGAGTAAAGAGGGTAAAGCACTTTTTGGGGATGAAAGAGACCCGAAGATATCAGATCACGCATATGACCCAGTACGTTATATGATTGCTTCACGAGCCCCCGCATCCAAACCTGTGCTCAGTGGACCGCCTCCAAACAGTTGGGCTGCCGTGAATAATGACCTTCAAAAATTTCAACGTAGGAAGGGATTTAAGGTCGTAGCTCGTAGGGCAAAGCCTAGACATAGACGACAAAGGTTTTAGACAGGGGATAGTCAAAAAGGTTTTAATCGTTATGGCAAAACAAGAAAAAGAACTTAAGGTTTGGCATAAGAGACTGAAGGACGCTGATGATGCTTATAAGGATTGGTATGATCTTTATGGTGTTGAGAACCTAGAGAAGTATTATTTAGGGCAGCAAGAGCCAGAAGGCGAGGGCGATCATTTCGTCCTAAACCTTTTCTTTTCAACAGTTGAGACGAAAAAGCCATCCCTTTTATACTTCACGCCCAAGCCTATGGTGGAGCCGAAGGAAGCTCGACTGGATGATCCAGGGTCTTCTGTGATTGAAAGAGCTAAGTTGAGGGAAGACGTTCTTCATACATTGCTTTCGGATAAGCAATTTAATTTTCGATCTCGGACTCAACTAGCTATGCATGAAAGCTTTTTCTCGTATGGCATTGTTGAGGTGGGTTATTCAGCTGAATGGGTTGATAACCCTCAAGCTCGTAAGCCTGTGTTGGAAGAGGAAGGGGATAAGAAGCTATACGAAGAAGGTGCTCCAAGAGTAAAGCCGGAAGAGGAACCGGATATGTTGATGGTTGACGAATCTGAAAAGATTTACGTCAAGCGTATTCCGGCGGCTCAGTTCCGTGTTCCTAAGTTTTCAAAGAATGAGCTAGAAGAAAATGATTGGGTTGGTTATTTTGAGTGGCATCACATTGATGACATTAGAAAAAACAGGGCTTATAAGAACACAAACCGTTCTGACTTAAGGACAAGTGCTTCAGCGGGTGATAATGAAGACAG